CAGTAAATGGTAGTTTAGCGAAATATAATTTAGTAGATCAAGTTATAGACGAATTTGTTGATGCTACTGGTGTAGATGCTAGTGCTTCTACAAATGAATTTTTAGAAAGTGGATTTTATGTTGGAATTACTGCTGGATCTAATTATCCAACAGGTGGAACTGTAACAACTTATGGAAGTTATAGGGTACATAGTTTTACAAATACAGGAAATACTAATTTTGTAGTTAATACCGCAGGTACAGTTGATATGTTGATCGTCGCTGGTGGCGGTGGTGGTGGATGTGGAATGAATGGTGCTGGTGGAGGTGCTGGTGGTATGCTTCAATTAGCATCCCAATCTGTAACTGAACAAACTTATACTGTAACTGTTGGTGCAGGTGGTGCAGGTGGTTCTGCTAACTCTGGTAATACAACTTTTGCTGCTAGTGGAGGAAATTCTTCTGTTTCTGGATTTACAGCAGCAGTTGGAGGTGGTGGAGGAGCCAACAACGCTAGAAGTAATAGTCAAGTCAGTCCTGGTGGTGGTTCAGCAGGTGGATTTGGAACAGGTGGTAGTTCTGGATCTGCAACAGCAGGACAAGGTAATGCTGCTGGTGGAACTGGTGGAACTGGTGGTACAGCAGGTGGTGGTGGAGCTGGCGAAGCTGGTGGTACTGACGGTATAAGAACTGGTGGTGACGGACTACAAAATAATTGGCGTACAGGAAGTAATGTTTACTATGCTGGTGGTGGATCTGGTGGAGAAGACTCTAACAGAGCTAATATTGCTGGTGGTGACGGTGGTGGTGGTACTGGTTATGGTAATGGTTCTGCTGGTGGTGCTGGAACTGCTAACACTGGCGGTGGCGGTGGTGGAGCAGGAGAAAATACTGCACAACCAGGTGGTGCTGGTGGATCGGGTATTGTGGTTATTAGATATGCAACTAGTGAATTCCAAAATCTACCAGGAAATCAATTAACACTTCAATCAAATGCTAGTACTGCTTCTTCAGCACCGACCAAAGGTGATTTAATTGTCTTAATAGAGGATAAAGAAGGAGTAGCAACACTGGATACTGATATTAAAGGTTATATTTCAAGAGATGGTGGAACGACATGGAGTCAAGGAGCATTTCAGAATGAGGGGTCATGGGGAGCTAATAGAAAGATTATTTCTTTCCATAATCTAGATATTTCTGGACAACCTGATGGAACTTCTATGAAATATAAGATTACTACACATAATCAGTCTGGAACAGGAACTAAAAAAGTAACTAGAATTCATGCGACTTCTTTAGGTTGGAAATGATAATTTGACGAATTAGGTAAGTAGGATATATAATAGAGATTTTATCATTGTAAATGACTGAAAAACAACAACATCTTCAACAGATATTGGCACAACAGAAGCAGGTTATTGCTGAAATCAATGACTTGAGTTCTCAAATAACCACAAAAAGAGAAGTTGCTCTTAAACTTCAAGGTGTAATAGAATATCTTCAACAGACTGATACTCCTGATACTTCAGATGAAAAGTAATATGAACTTTGCGATTTTCTCTAAAGAGAAATGTCCATATTGTGAAAAAATAAAGAGAGTCCTTGAGTTGACAGGATGTAAGTTTGTGGTGTATACTCTAGGAAAGCAATTCGATAAGGATGCATTCTATGGTGAATTTGGTGAAGGATCTACCTTTCCACAAGTTGTTTGTAATGGTGATAAATTAGGAGGTTGTAAAGAAACAATTGAATATCTCAAAGAAAAAGACATCCTCAACCTCTAACATAAATAAACCTAACGAAATAAATCGTGGCGTTCAATTTATATTACTAAATGGGAGGAAGAAAAACAAAGACGACGCTTTTCAAATAACATTCCCAGGAGGTAAGAAAATGGCTATTGACACCGAGATAATTTTAAGTTTATTATTACCTGTATCATTATTATTTTTCTTTGTGGGATTAATAGGAGGATGGGTCGCAAGAGACTACATGCTGAACTATCGGGAGATACCAAGACCTCACCCCGAAATGTTCGATATAAATGGGAATTTGGTTCCTGATGAGGTTATAGCATTCAATTTTGAAAACTATCATGACGACAACGAGAGCAGCGAAGAAGACGACTAAACCAAAAACAGTAAAGGTTAAAACTAAACCTGTAGAAACTTTACCAAATAATCCTTTTGTTTTTGAAGTTTTAGATTTGGTATCGAGACAGAGATCTAAAGCAAAGAAGGTTCAAATTCTTAAGACATACGAAGATATTTCTATCAAATCTGTTCTTATTTGGAATTTTGATGAATCTATTATATCGGTTCTTCCTGTAGGTGAAGTTCCTTATACTGGATATGATGAGCAGAATACTTATAGTGGAACATTAACTACCAAACTGACTGAAGAAATCCGTCAGATGCATGATAAGGGCAATTTTTCTCTAGGTGTTAGTGATCAGCAAGGACATACTACAATTCGTCGTGAATGGAAACATTTCTACCATTTTGTAAAAGGTGGTAATGATGCTATGAAGAGCATTCGTCGTGAGACAATGTTCATTAATATTCTTGAAGGACTTCATCCATTAGAAGCAGAAATACTTTGTCTTGTAAAAGATAAGAATCTTGAGACCAAGTATAAGATTACTAAAGAAATAGTCGCAGAAGCATATCCAGATATTGAATGGGGTAACAGGTCTTAATTATGCCAGAACAACTATCAAAAATTAGAAACGAAGAATCCCCAGATCCATCTAAACAGAAAGCAAAGGATGAAGGTTTTAATTGGACTCCAGAAGAAAAGAAATCTTGTTTTACTGAGTATGGGTGTGAAATCCTTGTAGATAATGGTTCTTCACAAGAAGTTAGAACCAAACAAGCACCTACCGATGCATTTATTATAACTTATCATCATGAGGGTAAAATTTGCTATGATTTGACTAGAGGAGCAAAGATTAAATTATTTGATATGTACTATGATAAGTTTAAGCATGGTATAAAGAATATTGATTTTGGACACGGAAATATAAAACCAAATATGTGGGGATACAAAGCTCCAGAAAAGAAAAAGAGAAGAAAATAATTGTATCGTATTATACAGTCCTACTTGACTAAATATAGTAACTGTGTTACTATTAACACAATCGTTCATCCCCGTTGAGGGGACGCAAGTAAGTCACGGAACGGATCGTTCATCCCATGCTTCCTATTTTAATTGCCACTTCTTTATCTTGTTCGGATGCTCAAGAACTTGTCGATAAGATGAGATCTTATAGAGTCGCTGATGAGGTAAAATCTGAAATGATTCAGATTGTAAAAGAAGAGACACCAGGATGTTGGGACGCACATGACTAAAGGAACGGGCCTAAAAATCCAATTACTTTAGGAGTAAACAAATGGCACAAGTTACCTACCGTGGTGTTTCTTACAACACCAATGACAAGCAGTCTTGTCAAAAGCAAGTCTCTGAATTAACTTACAGAGGCATTAAGCATACCGAAGAAAAAGTGGTATGTTCAAGGTAAGTGATTTCTGACTTACAGATTCAATACAAAGGGGAGGTCGCTTGACACTCCCCTTTTTTTAATATATAATTAACCCAAGCTCTAGGTTCTAAAATGCGAGATCAATTAATAGCAGCACTCAAAGCTCATGCTCAAGGTGAGATAGCAAAGCACAAAGTAAATGTCAATGTTTATTTGGAGCATCCAGTAGGAATTGGTGAACACTCAGATGTAAGTGAAGCAATTCAAGTAGAACTGGATAAAATAGCAAGGTATGAAGATCAACTACAAGTTATCGATAAGTATTTTAAATAATGGATAGGGACAAATTGAAACTAATAGTTCGTAATATGGAACTATTATTGGATACCCTTAAGGCAGAAGTGTATTCTGATGTAGATGCTTATCGCAATTCAGATGCGTTTGGTCCTCCTGCCGATTATGACGAACTTTACGATGATGACGATGGGTACGCAGACTAGAGCAAGAAGATTGATGAATCTACTTGAGAAGATGACTAAAATGGATCACATCTATAGTGATAGTCAACTTCATGAAATGAAATTGCAGTTAAGAGTTTTAAAAGAAGAACTTGCTGCTGCTGAAGCAAAAAATTCTAAAGGATTTGGTAAATGACAGTTGAACTTGTTAGTGTAACTCCTGATGCGGAGAAGACTATGGCATATATTGCCAGAGTATCTAATCCATCTAATCAGGATAATGAGAAATTTGCTGGATTGTTAAAATATTGTATTAAGCATAATCATTGGTCTGTATTTGAACAGTCTTCTATGACCTTACAGATTGAGACTACTCGTGCTATTGCCGCACAAATTCTACGTCATAGAAGTTTTACATTTCAAGAGTTCTCTCAAAGGTATGCTGCTAGTACTGCCTTGGGTAATATAGAATTACCAGAACTTCGCAGACAAGATTTAAAGAATCGTCAAAATTCTACTGATGATTTAGATCCTGAAATGGTAGAGAAATTTAATAAACAAATGATTACTTTGTTTAGTTCTGCCAAATCTTTATATGAACAGATGCTTGAGCAAGGAGTTGCTAAAGAATGTGCTAGGATGGTATTACCTTTATGTACTCCTACAAGAATCTATATGACTGGTTCATGTCGTTCTTGGGCTCATTATATTAATTTAAGATCGGCACACGGAACACAAAAAGAACATATGGAAATTGCTGAAGGATGTAGAAAAGTCTTTATTGAACAGTTTCCTTCTGTCTCTGAAGCCCTTGAGTGGGTCTAAATACCTTTATATAAACTATTAATTATGGCAACTTATCCTGTAGTAAACAAAGAAACTGGTGAGCAAAAAGAAGTTGTGATGAGTGTTCATGACTGGTCACAGTGGTGTGAAGATAACCCAGATTGGAGTAGGGATTATTCAGATCCTTCTACAATGCCTGGTGTTGGTGAAGTTGGAGAGTGGAAAGATAAACTTAGAAAGTCTAAACCTGGGTGGAATCAAGTATTAGAAAGAGCAGGGAAGATGCCTGGTGCTAACGTAAAGAAAGTCTAAAAATGATCAATAATGAACATTTAGTCGATATACAACCAATTACTGAAAACCAGAAAAGATTGTGCGAATCTTATTCTGCGGGTAAGAATATTATTGCTTATGGTGCCGCAGGAACTGGTAAAACATTTATTACACTCTATAACGCAATTAAAGAGGTTCTAAATGCAGAAACTCCGTACAAGAAAGTATATATTGTTAGGTCTCTTACTGCTACTCGTGAAACTGGGATTGTTTCTAGTAATCATGAAGAGCAGTCCTGGCTTTATCAAGTACCTTACCAGTCTATGGTAAAGTATATGTTCCAGATGTCTTCTGATCAAGAATTTAATAACCTGTACAGAAATCTTAAAGATCAGGGTATAATTAATTTTTTGAGTACTTCATATATTAGAGGAACTACCCTTGATGATGCTATTGTTATCGTTGATGAATTTGAAAACTTGAATTTTCACGAATTAGATAGTATAATAACAAGAGTAGGGCAGAATAGCAAAATTCACTTCTGTGGAGATGCTACTCAATCTGACTTGGAACAAACGATTGAACGAAATGGCATTGTTGATTTTATTAAAGTCACAAGAGGAATGCCATCAGTCGATATCATCGAATTTGGTATAGATGATATCGTTCGTTCTGGAATTGTTAAAGAGTACCTTATTGCTAAACTTGAACAAAGTATGTAATGTTTAATCATGTTGATTTGAATCTCACTCCATTGGAGAGGGAGCACATAGATGGTGTTCGTTATTATAAGATTCCTGGTGATGAGGAACTTGTTAAATTAGTATCGATTACTTCTGTTACTAGTCATTTTAATAAAGAGATTTTTATTAACTGGCGAAAGAAGGTTGGTAATGAGGAAGCAGACAAGATCACGAAGGCAGCAACCCGACGTGGTACTGATATGCATACTCTGACGGAACATTATCTTAAAAATGATGATGAACTTCCTGAAGTCCCACCTATATCAGACTTCTTATTTAAGATCGCTAAACGTGAACTAAATAAGATAGATAATATATACGCTCTGGAAGGACCGCTATATAGTAAACAATTAGGTATTGCTGGAACAGTTGATTGTATTGCAGAATACGAAGACGAGTTGGCGATAATAGATTTCAAAACATCTAAAAAACCTAAACCACGAGAGTGGATTGAACATTATTTTGTTCAGGCAATGGCATATGGTTGTATGCTATATGAATTAACAGGAATTTCTGTTAAAAAATTAGTCATCATTATGGCTTGTGAAAATGGAGAATGCGTTGTTTATGAAGAAAATGACAAAACAAAGTACATTAAACTTCTCGGCAAATACATTAGAAAATTTGTTGGAGATAAATTGGAACTCTATGGAACCGAGTAAAGAATTAGAGAAGGCAATAGAGAGTAAGTTCTTGACACCCCAGAAGTTTGCTATCGAAATTGAGAAGATAGTTGCTGATGAAAAAATCAATTACATCGATGCTATCGTTCACTATTGCGATATTAACAGTCTTGAGGTAGAATCAGTAACGAAACTGATATCTAAACCTTTGAAGGAACGACTGAAATGGGACGCAACCCGTCTTAATTTTATGAAGAGAACTTCAAGGGCAAAACTTCCCTTATAATGCACAATTCAGATTATGATCACATTTGGCGTGATGCTTTTCTAAAGGCAACGCCAGTTGTTTTTAACATGTTTTTTGCTCTTCTCATTGGACTTGCTCCTCTTTATTTTATTCTTAGGACACAAGTAGAGATGAAGCATATTTTGACTACATCAACTACTAAACTTTATGAAGACGAAAGTGACTCCATTCGAGACCTATCAAACTTACCTCTCTATGAAGAGTCATTTTACGAACCGTAAGTATGACTTTTTTAAGTATGGAGGTAAATCTCGTGCTACAATGTCTTCTTTCAATAAACGAAAAGACAAGTATTGGTTTGAAAAGACAAGTCGTAAATTTTCTGACCAAGAAGTAGTAGATTTTTTATTATCAAATTTCGTATCAACCGACAACCCACAAAATCTATGGATAGGAGAGATAATCAATTCTGGCGAAAGAAAATACGCCGAATGGATGAAACGCAAGCAGAGTTTGACGTACTTGTTCAAAGAACAGTCGAAGGAATTGCTCTCCGAAAACGACTTAGAGACAGTATTCAATTGTTCGAAGGGTCATCCCCCGTTGCTAAAAAAATATCTGGGTGGAGAGATTTCGCTAGAAACGCTTACGATACTGGAAAAAGTCTTTTCTTTCAGAAAAGAGTTTGATAAGAAGTTACAAGATCCCGTGTGGGAAACCGTCAGTTTAAAAATAAAGAAGTATATACCCTTCATAAATATTAATACCTTTAGTTATAAGAAAATCTTGAGAGAACTAATCAATGAGTAAATTTTTCGATTCTGAAGTAGTTCGTGATGAACTACAAGATATTACTGATCTACAGAAGGAACTTTATGGCAATATGTTGAATTTTGGTGATTTACCAGAAGAAGACAAAAAGGAGCATATTGAACTTCTAATTGAATTATTAGAAAAACAACGCATCATGTATACAAGATTATCTCTTTCAGATGATCCCGCAGCTAAAGAACTATTGGAAAACTTGAAAAAATCAGTTGTTTTGATGGGTTTCCCACCAAATACTTCTGTTCAGGTATTATTCGATACTATGAAAGAAACCATTGACAATCTTAAAAAAACAGTTGACTTCTAATAGTTTTCTTGTTATAATCCAAACATCCAACGAATCCAATTTATCCGAGGTATCTAAATGTCTTTCGCAGACTTAAAGAAACAATCCAAGCTGGGCTCTCTTACCCAAAAACTGGTAAAAGAAGTAGAAAAGCTTAATAACACAGGCGGTAACAATGATGACCGTCTTTGGAAGTTAGACGTAGACAAAAGCGGTAATGGATATGCCGTAATACGTTTTCTTCCTGCTCCCGAAGGTGAGGATCTACCATTCGT